TTTTTTCCATATTGTAAAACCAATACATTGATATCTATAGTTAAATTCTGAATTAAGTTTGTTTGCCATACGTTTTCCTTTATGTTAGTTTTAACCAAATCCTATTCCACAAGCTTCAAATTGTGCGCCATTAGATGGTGTATCGGCTGCAATTACGCCTGTATTAGATACAAGAGTTTGTGTTGCAATTGCTAGCGTGGTTGGAGGTTGACTTGGAAAGGTTCCACTATAATACCAACCTTTAGTTCCAGCATATGGACCACACGCAGAGCTTTGTCTTGTTGCATTTGTATAAGGTGTATCGGCGCCTATAACTCCTGTGTTAGTTACATATGCGGTACTTGTCACAAAAACCAAGGACGGTGAGCCAAGTACTCCAAAATTGTACATTCCTTTGTCATTACCATATGTTAAACCATATGATCTTGCTCTGCCTGTATTAGATAAAGGAGTACTTGTACTCAGCACACCAGTGTTTGATAGAGTTTGAAAAACACTTGGTGTAGTTTGTGCGCCATTATTTGAAGGACCCCATGCAAATATTCCTTTGTCATTTCCATACGTTATCCCTGCAGTGCTCGCATTTGTTGCATTTGCGTTTGGCGTCTGCGAGCCTATTACCCCAACAGGACTTACTATAACGTTTACATTTTGTAAGCCAAAACCCGGGCCAGGCCCCCCCGGTAAAAACAGACACTGAAGCCATCCTGATGTATAACCAAAGACTACACTTCCATGGTTAGGGTTAGTTGTATAGAAGCCCCATGTTGGAGTGGGCGTATCAGATGCTATAACACCAGTGCTAGAAACATAATTACTAACTGTTGTGTTCTGCACAGGGGCTGCCGCAGGAGAAGGTTGCTTTCTTCCTCCAACATATACTCCTAGATTTCCACCATATCCTACAGCCCAACCCTGTGATCTAATTAATACTGAAGGCGGTGAAGATGTTCTTCCTGCAAATACTCCAGTGTTATTTATTATGTTGTACACATTATTAACAGGACCCGGTAAGGTTGGGGAAAAACCTCCGAACATTGCTATACCATTTTGGTTTCCAAAAAGTTGTACAGATGAAGATTGTTGACCAAAGTAAATTTGTTGAATTGTCATGTTAATCCTGCACCTGAAATTACACAGGTTGTTGTTGATAAAAAGACAATTGTGCAGATTCCATACAAGCCAAGCGTTCTACTTCCTGATGTCGATGCAGATTGACCTGCCCACTGCATGGTCATACCAGAACCTTGGGTAATTGTCTGGCTTGATGCTGAGTTATTAAATATTGTAACAATACCGCCTGCGGTAACTGTACTAGTATTAACTGTCACACCACCTGTGGTAATTGGGATTACTTTACCAGCATCAGTTGAGGCTAATACATAAGCGCCTGATTGAGCGTTTAAAGTTGATCCTATGGCGTTTACAACACCCGCAGAGACAGAAATACCTGTACCAGCAGTCACAGATGCAGATGATCCAGAATATCCTGATGTTCCTGAATAGCCGCTTACGCCAGAACCGCTGTACCCAGAAATTCCTGAATATCCTGAAATACCAGACGCTCCTGAATAACCGGATATTCCTGATGCACCTGAAACACCTGAATACCCAGAAAATCCTGACGTACCTGCTCCACCAGCCGTACCTGAATATCCAGATGTTCCTGACGTTCCTGAATAGCCTGAAATACCTGACGCACCAGAATATCCAGATATTCCTGAATAACCTGAAATGCCTGAATACCCAGAATATCCAGATATTCCTGAACCTCCTGAACCACCAGCGGCGCCCGAGTAACCTGATGTCCCTGAATAGCCTGAAATACCTGATGCACCAGAATAACCAGAAACCCCACTACCGGAATATCCAGAAATACCGGAGTAACCACTTATACCCGAAAAACCAGAGTATCCAGATATGCCACTTCCGGAGTATCCGGAAATTCCAGAAAAACCTGAAATACCACTGAATCCTGATATACCTGATGCACCAGAATACCCAGAAACACCTGAATAACCAGAAATACCACTATAACCAGAATAACCTGAACGCCCTGAATAACCAGAAATGCCTGAATAGCCAGAAATTCCTGAATAGCCTGACGTTCCAGAGTAACCGGATAACCCTGCCAGTTGCACTACGTTGTTGCTTACGTCTTTATACCAGGCCGTACCATCTGCCCAATTGAGAAACAGTTCAACGCCATTTGTAGAAGTGATTAATTGGCCGGCAGTTGGTCGCGTGCCAGGAGTGGCGCTACCAAATAAAAGTATTGGGGTATATCCGGATTGAGACATAATTTACCTCGCTAAAGTAACGGGTATTAGATGCGATTTACGTTGATTTATCAAACGACAGGAGCTGCTTAACAGCATCAACAACCACTTGAGGCTCAACGAATGCCTCAGGATTGTGGTCAACAAATTCCCACCAACCAAATTGATTTGGCACTTGATATTTTGGATCTTTTACAAGGTTAATATTTTCTGGATGACCAAAAATTTTCGGGTTAGAAACAGACCATAGCACAATCCCTTTCTTGCCTTCATCCCAACCTAAATGCTGCAAAAAACTATCACATGAAATCCATGTGTTGCATGACCTTACAAAATGCCGCAACTCTTGCAAACTCAAAGTTTTTACAAAATCAGGGACAAGCTGCTCTTCGCCTTCAATACCTACTTGAACTATATGATGACCCTGCGCAGATAGTAATCCAATTAGTAATTTCCAATATGGGTAGTTCTTTGGATTAACTTTCCCGCTGCGTAGTTTTTTGGAATATGGAGATATCAGAATCATAAATACAACTTCCTATAAGCATTTTCAAGGCTGTCGTTCCAATTCCAATCAATCATCTTGCGGTACACGTTCCACTGATCCAAATTACCAAATAGATGCTGCGCTTCAGCAATTGTTCGCCCTGGCACGATTTCGGGGTAACAACTAAATACTTCAGGGTTTTTAATATGTGGTAAGACGTGACTAAATACCACATGGTCCCCCATACCAGAATCCAAAACCACAATGGTTTTATCTTTCAACTGCATCAAATTTCTAAATATCGTTTCGTCATGATGAAACATCTCGGCTTTTTGCTCAGTGCGGATACCACCAGTGGGATTCTTCAAATGCCATGAATTAGCACTGGGTACCACAATGTTTACATACTTCTTGTGCATGGCGTAAGTAAACAAAGTTTCTTCGCGATGCGCTACTCGAGACAACCCAAGGTGGTAATCACATATCCCTGCTCGATATAAAAAAGAACAGTGTAGATGCTCTACTGGCTTAACCTTAGTAATGTAACCCCATTGGATATTAGGCTCTAAATCAATATTTTCTATCTTACCTGTGGCCGAAATGTCATAAGGTATCTGAGCGCCTGCCTGAGTCGTTAGGATCGATCCACCAATTGCTCCCACCCCATCATCCAAAGTGTAATTGCTAAGCCGCTCTAAGACGTTTGGCTCTGGAATGCAATCATCATCTACGCGCCATACCCAGTCGTAGCCCATATTATTAGCAATTTGGTGTATGTGGTGCTGACCCATCTTAAATGCAAACACAACCTCCCACTCCAAACGCTTTTCTGCACAGATGCGAAAAAAATGCTGGTAGAACAACTCTTCCCGCAAATCTTTTGGATTATCGTTATCATCAAAAACAATTAGCTTATCAGGCAATTTTGATTGGTTTACGATGGCCATCAAAGTTAAAGGAAGCGTGGTATCGTAACGCCCCCTAGTGGCTACTGAACAAAGTATACGACTCATGCGCGCTCCCACAGCTCTTGGCTGAATGGAATCTCACGATAGTTGATAAAGTTGCCATTCTGGTCAATCCCATCCCAGGCTCCAATTTGCCGCCGGTCTTTCTGGGTGTACCCTAATTCAGTCAACTTTTCTTGCATCGTATTTATGCCTTTGTAAATAGGATGCAAGTCACCATGAATCTCAATTGCCACCGTTTTGATCCGCTTCATGTCGTCAGGCTCTAAGCCCATCAAAACGTCAAACTCACCGCCCTCACAATCCATCTTTAAATAGATGTTGTCGCCATCGC